TGCCCAAAGTCATGGCTGCAACCATGGCTAGTGCGATTTTCTTAAATGACTTCATTTAATTTGTTCTCCTTATTTCCTCTGCCTCTATATTGAGCGCAGAAATTTAGTGTAGTTCGTTTACTTTTACATGAAATGAGCACGGATCTCCGCCTTCATCCCATTCTTTCATTTCTTCGTCAGACATTGGAGGACCATCATGTGTATCGCAAAATACATCTGAAATCCATCCCCTGTCATAACCATTCTTTAGCCATATCTCAAACTCTAAATCCATTCAGATATTTCCTCAATGAACTTATGTTTTGGCATAGCTCCTTTAGTTCTCTTTACCTCTTTACCGTCTTTAAAAACAATAACTGTAGGCAAAGAAATAACATTGTACTTCTCGGCACTTGATGGATTTTCATCCGCATCTATCTTTCCAATCCAGACATTGTGCTCTGATGCTACCTCATCAAGTATTGGAGAAAATCTTTTGCATGGACTACACCATTCAGCCCAAAAATCTACAAGGACTACATGATGAGAACTAATAACTTCATCGAAATTGCTGTCAGTTACAATCATTACTTATCCTTTAGAGTCTCTGCTGCTTCATTAAAGCGAATCATAAAATTTTGGATTACCCAAAATGTTGTTTCACCAGCATTTTTAGCCATTGCCTCAGATGCTTCTGGTGTTCTATCTTCTTGTGCTAGACCATTGTACCATTTCTGGTACAGTTCCTGCCCAAGATCTTTAATTATTTCGTCCAAAACTGTAAGTTCAGCCATTAAGTTTTGCCATCCAAGCTGCTCTTGCTGCATTCAACTTATCTTGTGCAGCTTTTAGTTCAGCAGCATATTGCTTTTCTGCTTCAGCAATTCCAGCTTCCACCTGCAGTTTTAATGCTGCTTTGGCATCGGCTGCTGCTTTGGCATCGGCTGCTGCTTTGGCATCGGCTGCTGCTTTGGCATCGGCTGCTGCTTTGGCATCGGCTGCTGCTTTATCTGTTGTGTTTGTAGTGTTACCACTCACTGCATTAGAAATAGTAATTAGCTTCTTAAATGTGCCTTGTCTTCCAGTTGTGTTTGCAGAGTTAGCCTTCATAGCATCTATCAACTGACTACCAGATTGTCCAGATGTAGTCATCATTCTAAGATATGTTGCAGCAGCAACTTGAGTTGCAGGAGAAGTTCCAGCAATATTCTTGGAAATGTTTCCTGGGCCAACTGCTTGCATATTTCCTAATGCAAAGAAATCTAGTAGTACTGAATCATTATTGCTATAGGATGCAATTTCTCCAATTTGATCAACAGCACCTACAGAAACTACATCCTGTATACATGAAGGCCAATCAATTCGTGAGTAATCACGAGCATTACCTACTGCAGAAAATACTGGCACTGACATTGAATTTAACTGCTGTACTGCTGAAATTGTTCTTGGAAATGTTGGGCAATATTGTGTTCCAGATTTACCAAGAAGTCCGCTACTACCTTGTGAAAGAGAGACAGCTTTAATATTATATTTAGTTGCATTATCTCTTACCCAAAAAAGTGCTGCAGAAATTGTTGACTCTCCAGTTGGCTTTCTTAGTCCAGTAGACGTATTTGCAATTATCTTGATGAACAAAATTTTAATATTAGGATTGGATTGAACTGCAGCAGTTGCCATAAATGTTCCATGATCAAATCCATTTTTAGAAATTAAATCCTTTGGCATTGATGCTGAACCTGGGCCCTCTTGGAAGTTTGTTCCATTTGGACACAAAGACCATTCAAGTAGGCATACCTCTCCAACAATTTTGCCTTGAAGAGAAGGAACTGATGTGTCAATTGCTGTATCTAGAATAGCTAGAACTGGTACGTCTGTGCCAGATGCCTGTGAAATTGCAACAGGTGATAGAAGTGATAAAGTAAGTACCGCCGTGATTAGTTTATTTTTCATATCCTAAGTATACTAAATACAGTAGGAATGTCAAGGCTTTTGCTTATACCATTTACCAGACTCTAAATCTGGTGGGGTTTTGCTCTCAATAATATCATTAACTAAGAATATTAACATGTCTGTAAGTGCGCTTAAGTCTTCTATTCTAGACTCAAGGTGCTTAATTTTTTTAGAGTTCCTCAATGTTGCTCCGATCTATAGGTGTTGGTGCTGTAGCAAGACTACCACAAGATAAACATTCCATATCTAAGAAATAGCTTGCTATCTCATATTCTGAGAAAACAACCTTAACTAGCCAAACTTGAGACCCACATGGGCAAACATGGGTGGGAGTTCCTCTTAGATCTATAGCCTTATCATAATCAACTGGTGGAATATACCTAGGGTCATTTTGGGCTATTACGTTTAGCATGTCATGAACAGCCTCTTCATACTTATCTATGTAGTATACGCCAACTTTAAACCTTTTAAAAAAAAGAAACAAGAAGAGTAGAGTTAGTGATACTGCAATTGACATTGAAACTGCTAGGGCTATCTTCATAGATAAATTATACCTTAAACTTGGATATATGTATAGGGTGGTGCTACGCTCATATTAAATGCTGTTGCTGCTTCTAGTGCAAGTTTAAGTCTAAGCTTAGGGTTCTTTTGATTTTTAGTTGCATGTAATGCCCCTAATGCTATCTGCCCGCCACTTCCTTCTGCCATATAATTAACTATATTTTCTCCAACATGGAAGTCCTCATCTATAGTAAAGATTCTTCCTTCTACTCCTACTATAAATATTCCACCAGTATCTTCTTCTGATGAAGATCCAATACTTCCGTACCCATGATCCTTGAAAGCAGCCTTAACTGAGTCAACAAACTTAGTCCTCATAAATTTATCTAGCCCAGAGTTTGTTTTTGTTGGAGTGTATTTTGGTGGGGTCCACATATATTGTAAAATTTGGCCCATTCTAAATGAATCTGTAAACGCTATGCCGTATTGACCTACCTTAAAGCACTTAGGTTCTTTTCTTGAGAGTATCCATCCAGTTTTATCATCTGAAGCCGCATGGTCGGAACCCATATAAACGGTCCCACCTTGGGCAATAGCAACTATACATGTCATGCTTTCAGTATACTATTTTAAAAATTCTTTGTCTATTCTTCTATTAAATCCATATCAATATGCATATCCATATGCTCTATTTTTGATAAAGACCTGTCTAGGTCTGCCTTAACTGATATTAGCTCCTGAAGGGCTTCGTAGTATTTTTGCTTCCATTCATCTAAATCTTTTTCTAATTTATATAGCTTGATTTGAAGATCTTTTAGCTCTAAAAGCAGCCCATCGTGAAGTTTTTCGGCTTTCCTAATTTGTTCTTTTTTCTTTTCTCTTTTATAATTAAAAAGTACGCCAACTAAACCGCTGGAAACAGAGGCAATTATTGTTATAATTATCTGAGTATTATTAAACATTATTACATAATTATACCCTAATTAGACTAATAATTCAGAAGCTTTTATATCTTCTCCGTGGTATCTTTTCTTAGAAATATAGTCTTTTACTGTGTCGTGTCCGTATTGTCTTCCAGTAAGAATAACAACCCACCTTGGCTCAAGCTTATTTGAAATACATGTCTCACATAACAAAAGATTTATTGGTAAAAGGGTAGACTTTTTTAGTGAAAGGCTAGCCTTAGTCTTGTTACAAGAATAACATAAAACTTTTTCCATTAGTTCTCTCCATAATTATTAATTATAATTTCATCTGAAATGATAAAATCGCTATTGTCAAATGGCTCTACGACTTCCTCGAAGCCGTCATGATACCTTATTGTAGACATAAATGCTCCCTCAGACACTATTACGCCATACTTTTGTTCTGGGATGATGAATACTTTTGTTGCAAGTTCATCTCGTTCTTCCACCTGGCTTTCCCTCCAACTCGACTCGTACCCCATATGATTCTAGGATCCTTTTAACCATTTCGATATAATCTATAACTCTCATTCTCATACTGCCATCGTACTGTGAAAAATTGTTTTCATATAACCTTATTGCTAAAAATTCAGGATACTTTACTATATCCATCTGTAAGTCGTGTGCAGGGCTTTTAAGCTCTCTTACTTTTTGTGCCATTTCTTTTGTATAAAAAACTGGTTTATTTGCTTCTCCAGTCCATTCATTAATACCATATTTAAAGTGATCTTTATCTTTATTTATAAAGTTAGCCATTTAAACACCATGCTTTTTCTTTAATGTTCTTACTACTTCTTTTGTTTTGTGAGAATTTTTTGATTTATCTGGGCTGCCAGCACTTAGATAAACTCCTCCCCAAACTCCGTAGTTGTCTGACTCAGTCCCATAGCTATAACACATTGCTATTACTGGACAAGAAATGCATGCCTGATCGATACTTTTTGCTATGTTTACATCCGATTCATACAACTCAAAAAATAAATTAGTATCCATGCCTAAGCACAGAGCAAGGTCTTTCCATTCAAAATTATCTTCGTCTATACCTAGACTATTTAAAAAATTTGACATATTTTAATGGCACTTTCCAAACTCCATCATTATTGACTGAAAATTTTTCTGCCACTCCCCAACTACCCTTAAACATTCCTTTTGAGCTTGTAAATCCAGAGTTATCTTTTTGCCAAACAACTAAAGAATAGTTGTCCCAGAATGCATTAACATTCTTGTATTTATTTTTTTTAATTAGAACTTCTACACCAAGCTCTGTTAAGTTTAACAATATACTTCCTGTTCGGTACCCATAGTCGGATTTGAACCGACACTCCATTGTTGGAGGCAAATTTTAAGTCTGCTGCGTCTGCCGATTCCGCCATACGGGCATTGTGCTAATTACTATTATACTAGTACAAATTGGACATGTCAACTGTTTTTAGAGACTTTTATTATCTTTACGCTTTTTATTTCATCGTCTACATTAAATATATCAGAGATGTAGTCTTTAGCATCATCTTCTGAAAAAGCATCTACTGTAGCCAAAACCTCTATTTTAACAGAATATTGGTTCATTTATTTAGAAACTGTATATCCATTTTTAGTTAGAAGATCGATGGCAGCCTTTACTTTAGGGTCTACCTTTGCTGGTAGCTTTTGTGATGTGGATGGCTTTGATGCAGGCTTAGCTTCAGCTTTTGTTGCCCCGCTAAACTTTGGTCTTCCAAAGCCTACGATAGAAATCAGCACACCAGCCTTGTTCTTTTTATATGCACGAAGTTGTTTGCAAACTTCTCCGCCATTTCTTTGGCTTCCAGACTTCTTTGAAGACGTATTTCCTTCAATGCACCAAACAGTGCCGTCTTCATTGTCTTTTACAACAATTCCAACGTGCGAAATCCTATCGACACCATCTGAGGGGAAATCAAAATAGGCTATATCTCCTGGTTCTGGATCTGCAATATCTACATCAATCCATGAGCCAGCTTTCTTAAATGCTGCTGCTCCGCCTGGAGTATAAACAGTGTTAGGAATCTTTACGCCACTTTCCGACCCACACCAATTTACGAAACTTCCGCACCATGGTTGGAAGTTAGCTTTCATAAAAGCACCGTACTTAGTTTCGTTATCCTTTGGGCCTTCAATAGTCCCAATCTCTGCTGTAGCAACTTCTATTAAACGTGCTGCTGTACCTTGATCTGCCATTAGTCTTTATCCCAATCTGTATCAACTGGCTGCTCTTCTGGCATTTGTCCGTCTGGCTTAGCTGCCAATCGAGCTGCTGTTGCATCAATTTCTGCTTCAAGCTTTTTGTCAGCCTGTGTATTTTTTGCATCTACTTCTTTGTTTGCTATCTGTGCTGCCATAATGTCTTTAGCACCTGAGTTGCCAATTAAAATTCCTGCAAGTGTTCCTGTAATAAATGTTGCAATACTACCTAATACATTAAAGAACATCTTGTCATTCTCTGACTGAGCTCCAATAGGTTGTGTCACAAACAACAGCCCGTAAATAATTCCAAGAGCCGTCATGAAAAGAATGCTTCCAAGAGTTATTCCTAGAATAAACTTTAAACGAGCATCTAAATCTGCGGGCGTTAGTTTTTCTTTAGCCATTTGTTATTTCCTGTTCTGGTGTAGTAGGTGTAATTTTTATTACATCTTTTGTACAAGTCTGTGAGGCTTCACATTCTGGAGGAGTACATTCTGCAATTTCCCAATTTTTAGGATCTTGACATGGGTAGCGATATCTATTTAAAGAGTCGCACCCAGTTAATGATAGCATTAATAACCCAGATAGGGCAATAGTGATTAATTTCCTCATATGACTATTATACCCTATTGCTCGTCTTTTCTTAAAGGTATGGTTAGCAGCCATATTGCAGTAGCAATTACTGTGGCAACACCAACGACTTGCTGGGCTGATCCTGTTAGGGTAAGCCATGCAATAAAAAATCCAAGCAGGGTAAATACCTGGGCAATACTCTCTTTAATTACTTCCCAAATATAGTTAACTATAGCTTTGATTATTTTCATTATATCCTCCTTGTCATGGCCGCTGCCACAATATTTGATGCGATAATTACTGGTACAACAACCTCTTGAGCCTTCTCTCTTTGGTCATCAGTCATATCTTTGCCCCATTCTGATGGATTTAACACCTTACTAAAATCTATGTCTGTAAATGCTCCTATTGGATCCGCCAAAAATGCTTCTGTTTGCACCTCTGTTGTTGCGTCCGCTAAAGTATATGGCATGCTTGCATCTCCTGCAGACTCTGCTCTAGACTCAAACTCAACAAATGCCTGTGCAAGCTCTGGGTTGCTTTTCATAGCCTCTGCAACTTGAGCAACATCTGAAGCCTTAATTCCTAGAGTTTCTGCAACTTCGGCCTTTGCCTCTTGAGTTAAAGCCTGTAGAGTTTGACTAACTGCAGATATTTGTTCTGGAGATAATACAACTAATTTATTGTCTTTGCTTGTAAGATTTGCAATAACATTAGAAAGATCTTCTTCGGTTCCGCTTCCCTTTTCAGGAACCAAGGCTGCTAGAACTTCATCTTTAATTTCAACATTATCTGTAGGCTCAGGTGTGGGCTCGTCTGTAGGCTCAGGTGTGGGCTCGTCTGTAGGCTCAGGTGTGGGCTCGTCTGTAGGCTCAGGTGTGGGCTCTGGACTTGGTTCTGGTGTAGGCTGATTTGCTGCAGCGTTGGCTGCTGCTTGTGCAATAGCAGCATTTAATTCTCTTTCAGATTGTTCAAAATAATAAGTCCATGCATCTTGAATAGCAGCATTCAAATCAATTATAGATTGATCATATGTGTTGATTCTATTATTCTTTAATTCCAAGGAAGATGTTAGGTTTTGTTGTGCGTATGTTAGGTTTTGGCTTGCTGTTGTGAGAATTGATGTTAGATTTTGTAAGGTTTCTAATTCTTGATTATAAACACTTAGTTTATCATTGTATACTTCTAACTTATTGTTATAATTTGTTTGAGCTGTAGCCCTTGCTGCAAGTGCTTCTTCATATGCATCTAACTGTGCTTGAGTTGGTCCTGATCCAGAAGAAAATGTATTTAGATTACAACTAAAGTTTTGTCCCCATACTCTTGGATTTCCAGCATAGTCACAACCTGCTCCAGTCCATCCTCCAGGAATAGCCCATCCAAGATGGTAGGATCCTGGGCCTCCTCCGTTGTACCACCATATCTCTACACCTAAAGTCTTATCTTCACTGACATCGTATACTGGAGAATAGTCGCTCCATGTAGCGCCTTGCTCTACCCAGTTATCAACAGCAAGTTGTCCATCAACATACATTCTAAAACCATCATCTGTATATCCCGCAAAGTAGGTTTGCGTAAACCACGAAGGGACTGTTATCTGTCCAGTAAATTTAACTATAATATTTTCATATCTACCACAGACTGGAAGTTGCATAGAACTTGAGTTCCATGTTCCAGTACATATTACAGATCCTGGAATTGCTACGTTTCCATTTCTTAATAAGTTATAAACTGTATAGGCAAGACCAGGGCCACCAGAGCTTTGAATATTTGATTGAGTTATTTGGACATTAATATTAGCTATGCTAAGTGCATCTTGAGCATCGTTTCTTTCTTCAAGGGAATTATCTTTATGCTCAAGAGCCAGTGCTACCGTGGCTGTTTGGCCATCTACATTTGACTGAGCAAGGTTTTTAGACTCCAGCGCTGTAGCCTCTGCATCTACTGCATCATCGTAGGCATCATATGCATCGTCTTTAAGCTCCATAGCATTTGTCGCATATGTAAATTTATTTTCTGCTATGTCTATAAGATCTATAAAATCATCTTGATAAACTAAATTAGATACTTTATTATTAAGCTCTTCTATTTCTTGAGCGGCGAGGCTAAGTGGATCATCTCCATGGGCAGGAGTAAGAAATACCCATCCAAACATTAAAATGGTGGCTAATGATAATCTCCATGCTTTAGTCCTAGTCAATTATAACTCCTACATAACAAATTTTGTTACATAGTAATTATACCACTTTAACTATTTAGGATTGTCGGTTTTATAAAACCCGTTTCCCTTAAATTGTATGCCAAAAGAGCTGAAGTGTCTTGTCATTATAGACTCACATTCAGCGCATGTGTACCCTGGATCATCTTCTGAAATTGAACGGGTTACTGAAAGTATTGCATGTGCATCATCGTAAGAACACTTGTATTCATATACTGGCATTATTTTCTCCCCCATTGTATATAGTTCCAGCCACGCTCATGTGCGTAGTAAATAAATATTTTAACTACCGTTTCCCAAAATGCAATTGTAACAGATAGAGAGGCATTCTTTGTAATTACATAAGCAACAGCAACAGAGGAAAGTGTGCCCCATATGCGATAACTTAATGCTTTAGCAAACGATCTGGCTTTTGTTACTGTCATTCTTTGCCCCAAGATACGGAGTTCCAGATTCTTTCGTGGTAATAATAAGCAACAAAATTAACTCCATTAGTTATAATGGTTGCTAAAGTTGCCATACTAAAATCCTTGCTTAATGCGTACAGAGTTATAAATGTCGTTACTAGGGCAACAACCCTCCATGTTAAAGACTTAGCAAGTGACCTACTTTTCTTTACGCTCATTTTTATCCCTAAACATTATTCGCTCTTCTGCTTCGTTCATTAAACGACCAGACTCCTCTAAGTAATTAAATACCCATTTGCTTGCGTTTTTCAGTAGCTGAAATAGCATGAATGTCTGCCCCCAAGTCTACTTGCTCAATCTTATATCCTACATCACGACCATAAACAATGTTGGTAATGTTAGGCAATCTTAGTACTAATGCACCATCCATAAATTCGTCTTTAGCAATGTAACCCTTTACCTGATCAAAAGTGAGCGGGTCTTTCTCGCTTGTGTTATATGTATTACGAACTCCTAATAATACTTGTTCTGTTCTTTTGCCCGCTTCTTTATAAAGAGCGTGGTGCCCTTCGTGCCAAGGCTGATATCTTCCAAGCATTAGCGTTGTAGGTGCAGACCAATCGTGTAAATTAAACTGGTCGATTATTGTAGAAGCTTTTTGATTAGGGTCGAACAGATGGCTTGGGAAACCGATGTCGTATTTATCTGGGGCCTCAAACATTTTGTTTGTGTCTTCAAATCTGCCTTCTGTTATAGTGTTCATGTAAACAAGAATGTCTGGCTTCCCAAATGCTGCACGAGTTATTGCAGTTGGGCATACAAAATCTACAATTACTGGTGCAACTCCCTGTTTAGCAATTAGGCGAGCCATTTCTCCCATTCGCCTTGCCTGCTCAATTCTATCTTCTGGGGTAAAGCTTAAATCAGAATTTACTGTTGCACGTACTTCATCTGCGTTAAGATGAATGGCGTTAATTCTTTCCTTTAATGCTTTTGCTAATTCCGTCTTTCCAGAACCTGGTAGCCCAATAATTTGAATAATCATATTAATCTCTCTGTTAGAGGGCAGTTTTTGGACGTACCCAGGTCTCACTTTTATTTAATTTTTAGAATTTTTGGTTGTTTTTCTTTTGGCAGATTTCTAACAACACGGATATTTAACATTCCGTCTTTTAGTTCTACACTAGAAACTTCCATGTATTCACTTAGTTCAAAGATTCTTGTGAACTTACGTGCAGCAATTCCCTTATGTACAACTTCTGCATCTGTTACTTCTGTAATCTCACCTGTAATCCAAAGACTTCCGTCCTCTATTGATACAGTTAGATCTTCTCTGGTGAATCCAGCAACTGCCAGCGTTAACTGATAGTTGTCTTCGTCTAGCTTTAGCAAATCATACGGCGGGAATGCAGTATTATTTACCTTACTAAGACTATTGAAACGCTCCAACTCTCTGTTGAAGCCAATAAAAAATGGATCCTTGAATAGATCCATAGCAAATTGTGTTACCATTTTATTCTCCTTTTTAAGCAAGTAATTTAGTCTCCCCCATTTGGCAGGCGACTAAATAATTATACCATTTGCTGGGATAGTTGTGCAACTATTTTTTTGATTTAGCCCTTTGTTTTGCTAGGGCGCTAAAGTCTTTAATCTTTGTTTCCCCCATATATCCCCATGCATACCCATCATCTATCATTTTCTGATTAATAGATATATCAGATCCATCAAGGAATACCCAACCTAAAATTCGACCATATTTTTCTGAAGAGTCCATCTTTTCTGTTTTGATTACAACAGTCTTTGCTGCCTCAATTGCACTTTTTAAATATGCCTTAGACTCAAGCCCTAATGACTTTTCTAGTTTATCTGATGTTCTGCTTTCTGGCGTATCGATGCCAGCCAAACGAACTCTGGAGCTGAATGAAATATCAAAACCAAGATCTATATCTACATCAATAGTATCTCCGTCAACAATTTTACTCACCTTTTTTACGTAATATTCAAACATGTTTCTCCTTTACCATGGCCTATCTATACTCTTTGTATGGGCCATACTTATTTTATTTATATTAACTGTTTCTGGTAGCTGAGACACCCAAAATATTGCTTCAGCTACATCTGAACTAGACAAAGCAACTTCTCTGGGCTGCCTACCATTTATGGTGCCTGGGGCTATTTCTGTTACACGTATGTTGTCTTGGTGAAGCTCAAATCTTAATGACTCTGTTATTACAGAGTTTGCTTTTTTTGCAGCAGAGTACGAGTTACTTCCTGGGAAAATATTATCTGCAGCAGTAGAGGTTATGTTTATTATATGTCCCCTTTTATTTTTTTTGAATATTGGTATCAATACCTTTGACATGTTAAAAACATAAAAAACATTTATGTCAAAGCACTGCTGTAGGTGATCTTCTTTTGAGTATTCTACTGGTACATAGTCTATTCCTCCGCCAGCTACATTAACTAATATGGAAACATCCATATCAGAAATATAATCTCCAAACTTAGATATCTCTTCTTTATTAGATAAGTCTATGCTGTATGCGGTTATATTTTCATGGCTGTCTGATAGATTTTTTAATGCAGATTCAGTTCTTGCTAATGCAATTACTGTAAATCCTTCTTCGGCAAACCTTAGTGATGTTTGTCTACCAGAACCATAGCTAGCACCAGCAACTATTACTGTTCCCCTGCTCTCATTTTTAATATCCAATTTTGTTCTCCTTTTATATTGCATTTTTAGTACCCCTGGAAGGAATCGAACCTCCGACACGCAGGGTAGAAACCTGCTGCTCTATCCCCTGAGCTACAAGGGCATTGCTTTAAACATTATAGTCTAAAATAAATTTTAATATTGGCCTATATTTATCAACTACCAAATGATCATTTAATAAAAGATTTAGTGGCTTTTTGTACTGCATAGTGCTATCAATCATATCGCATCCAAGCACCTCACGAATATTTATAGGATCTGGCAGGTTATTCTTTCTGGAGTACTTTTGTAATGCGTCTACAAACAGCAAATGCTGCTCATGTCTTTCCTCAAATTCTATGGCTGGGTCATCAGCAAAATTGCCCCAGTTAGCAGTGACTATAGTTATAAACTGCGGTATAGGCTCTATAAAAACTATATTGGCATTGTCAAACTTTTTGATAGTGCTATTAACATAATGTTCTGCAACTTCGTCTGCGCCCTTGTATTTATCTGATTGAGGTAAATAATTTTTTACATCTATGTAGCCTAGCCACGGCATAACTAAAGACTCAGAATTATTAAAGTCTTTAAGGTATTTATGTTTTTCATAGTTAAAGTTATACGCCGATCTTCCTGGATGGCTTGAGAAGGTAATATTGATATCATTTTCTATATAATATGTAAGCTCGTCATGTATTTTTTGCTGACCGCCATCTTCATTAGTTAAATATTGAACCAAAAATGTTTTAGATAATATGTGATCATGCATTTGATTATTTTTAATATGCATGTCTGGGAGATTATAGCTCAGCTTAGATGTATGAGAATCTCCTATTACTACTTTTTTCATTTTTGCCTCCTTTAAAATATAGTGTGCCAAGTAGGACTTGAACCTACGATTACCGAATTATGAGTTCGGGGCTTTAACCAACTAAGCTATTGGCACCTAAGCTTAATTGTACTATATTACTGCTGGGTGTCAATAGAGTTTTCTACGATACCCTGTACGTATTCAGAAAAATGTTTTCTTATGTTACCAGCTGGCTTAGAGCCATAAGACTCCCATATTCTTTTATACTCAATAACATTATGATACGTTGTTGGGCACAATATGACTTTATTGTACTCTTTTAATGTGGTTGGAAGAGGCACATGCTTGGTACAGCATTTGCACTCCTTTGCTCTTTCTTGATATTCGCTCATATTATCTCCATGCTTTCTATAGATCTAGCTAAACTTTCAGGCATTCTCGGCGCACGAATCATATTCTGAACATACTCTATTTCGCCATCGTTTCCGTTTGCAAAATCGTTATCATAGCTCATTGATTCATAGTCGTGTATTTTTATTTCTTCGTCTCTTTTTATTCTGCTTCTGCTTATAGAGTTGTATACAGCTCCACATACAGCATCGGCTAAGTCTTTAGAGCCTTTTCTTGGGTGGTCAACCTTGTCCCTCATAATTCTTAGCTGAAGCAATTCATCAATTAATAATGGTATATGCGGTCCAGAGAGCCTTTCTTCTAGCACAACCATGGCCATATCGTCGTAGTGCTTTTTTGCCACCGAAAGAATTTCTGTATTAATACCATATGTTTTTAACTGCTGCATCATATCATGAGAGTTCCATCGGTCAAACGTGCAGACTTTTATGTTAAATCCTCTAGTCTTTAAAGAAAGTATATAGTCTTTTACCTCTGTAAAATCTACGGACTTATCTGGCGTGGGGGTCCAAAATCTAACAGCATCTATTTCTACAATAGGTGCTGGCTGATTATATGTATCTGTTACTTTTATATCAACCCATTTATTTACGTGGCCCATGGCAACCGCACAATGGTCATGCTTTTGAGCTAAGTCTACATGTATAAAATAATCTTTTCCTTCTTCTGGCTTAAACCACTCCTCTAGTCTTCCAAAAGAGTCTACTGCTAGGTGAGCTTTATTAAACGCCTTTTCTATCTTGTCTCTTGATTTAAAAAATGCATCAACTGCGTCAGTTGGCATACATGCAAATCTTCCTAGTGCATCTTGTGGATTTTTGTGAAAAGCGACAGTAAAATCTGTTATCTTTTTTGTAGGGTTTACTTCCCAAGTAGGCCTTTTTAAAGCAAACACTCTTGGGTAAACATAAGAAATAATATGGTCTTCTTCCCAAGATACTTCAAACTCGTTCCCGACTGTACCTGCTGGAAGATCTTGGTCTAGCTTTAGTATCTCTGTTCTAATAATTGTTTCTTTTTCTGCAATAACTGATTGATAAAACTTTTGTATTGGATCGTTTTTAAATCTTGGGAATGAAAGCAGGATAACCTTTCCGAAGTCTGGGAAACGTGAGTCTACTGAAGCACGATACATATCATATATAGCGTCTGCTGTTTTAGCTTGGTCGTGACCACTTGTGTTCTCTGTTGCAAATCCAGAAATTTCATCTAGTATCACAACTAAAACGTTATAGCCTTCCCAGGCTTCTCTTTCTGAGTGTCCAGAATGAACTGTTATTGATTTATCAAATTTTATTTCAGAAGCTTTGTCTGTATATTTTCCAGCAAACCAAGGCGAAACCTCGATACGCATTTTAAATCCTTTAAAGAAAACATTGTTGGCTTGTTGGGCATTAATAGCAATATTTAGTATATCTATTGCATCTCTTGGAGGCTTTCCATAATATGCTGCTGGGTCTTTTAAGCATAGTAAGAGGTAAACTATATAGGCTACTGCTATTGTTGAAGAATAATCTTTTCCAGACCCTTTGCCGAGCTGTGCAATTACCTCTACGCAAGTTTGTTTAAACATTTTTTTGCCAACATCTTCGCCATACAGCTTAATCAATGTAGATTCTTTATATATCTGAGAGCTTCTTGCTATTAAAGTATATTGATTTTCTGAAAGTGGTGGTAAACCAAGGTAGTCTGGGCTTGTAACAAATGTTTGAAGATCTACTGGACGCTCTTCAAATTCTTCTCCGTCTAGTATTTCTATAAAATCTGAAAAATCAAATGGCATCTGACTCTTCAATTATGTTAATAGACTGGACCACTCCAGTTATTTGAGAAAGTCTTTTTGCTACTTCTATTTTACAGTGGTTGCAGCTTGAAGTAACTTCTTTGAGTATGCCAACAAGCATCTCCTGCTTTCTTTCTGTTTCCAGTATCTGAGATGCCATTTCATTATTTTCAAGAACCCCGATTGACTGAAGCATAGCAATTCTTTTTGTCTCTATGTCTGCAATAAGCTTAAGGGTTCCAGACTTAACGTTTAGTTGCCCTTGTGTATCTGCATCCTCAACCGTTTTCCATGCTTCTTTGATTAACATGTCATAATGCTGATCTGCTCCAAGCAAAGCTTCTTTGGCCCTGTCCCTGACATTTGTATCATTATGGACAATAGACTTCCACTCATCGATATGCTCAAGAACTTCTTTACGGGTAAGCCCAGTGATAGATGATATTTGAGTAGCAGAATTACCTTTTAATAGCTCAGAAACTACTCTATTCATTTTGTCGAATTGTACTGCTGGCTCTATTTCGCTCATAAAATAATTATACTTCTAGTCAACTAAAAAGTCAATCAGCGTCTGATCTTTAGCTTAAACTTATCTATATATCTCTGTATAGTCATGTGCGACACAGAGCACTCTGTGGCTATTTCTACTATTGTTTTTTTCTGTACAACATATCTATTGTATAGCCAGTCTTTATTTTGATATAACTTCATCTCTTTGTTAGTACCTGATTTGAATAATGTGCAATCCCAAATGCATCTGCAACATCAAAATCATCTAGAGAAATTGAATATTTTTTATTAAAATAGTCTGCTGTTCTTTGCTTTCTCATATTCCTCAGCTGATTTTTATACCAAGAGTCTGCGTAGCCTGGGTTTTTTATTCTTATCCCCGCCTTTTCTTCTTTAGTGGGATTTTTATTGCCTATATAAGACTGCCAAGCACTTGGAGATATTGTTATAACTTCAGCGCCAGTAGACATTAGCTCTGCAATAACTACACCATAAACATATGAAAGCTTAATTACAGCATCTGCTGATCTAACAAGTACTGCACCTTCTACCACTATATAGTCTGCTTTAAGCTCGTCTAGCATGGCTGAAGTCTTCACTTTAGCGTCATATATCTTTTGGTAAATGTCGTTTCCAACAATATTAAACTTACCCCACTTAAGTGGAATATCATTTTCCATTAAACAAAATGCTACAGAGTTTGTAGAGGCATCTATGCCAAGAACTCTGCTTGCCTTTGTCTTTACAAGACTAGCCAATGTCATCTATTATACCCATAAGATCTTTTTTAAACTTTGAGCTTTTAGACTTTATGCATTTAGCGCAGTATGGCTGATCATTATACCTACTTAAAAAACTGCTGCACCCTTTGCATTTTCTAGGAGCTCCATTTTTTATTGCTTTTTTTTCGTAGTACTTTTCCATTATTCGCTTATTTGTTGAAACTCTACAGCATTCATCTGAGCAGTATTTTTGATTATGCGTTTTAGACACAAAATCTTTTTTACATTCTGAATTTAAACATATCATTATTTTGAAACCTTCATTAGCTCGATCTCTACTGTTCCAGGATCAGAGCCTTTAGACCAACATTCTTTTTTGACTGGGCAGTAAGTGCATGGCAGTTTATATTTTGTTGCGCCTTCTGGTCTAACTGGTAGGCCTCCTTCTTTGAAGTTGTCCCAAACCTTTTCCATCCACCTAAAAGCATCTTCTATTATGGCTTTATTTTTTTCATTCATAGAAATTGGAATAATTAAAACCTCTTGGGTATTTTTGTTTTCATACAGGAAGAATCCTTCTTTAGCATTTTTAAGCTTCATGTATGTAAGTAGCTGCAGCATGTGGTTTGGAGAAGACTTCATTTCTGCTTGCCTTGTATCCCACACCTCTTGCTTAGCAGTTTTAATTTCCCCAATGACCATCTCGCCGTCATATTCCATAATTAAATCTATAAAGCCACGAATGGGTGGGTATTCATTAACAATTTCTTCTTCTTCCGCCCTCCACTCAGGCATAGTCTTAATAAGATTTTGTAATCTTTCATGAGCCTGTGTACCCTGAGCCATATTGGCAACGGCAACTGCATCATTATCGTCGATAAAAACTGCACCAGTAAATGCCATATACCAATACCTTGGGCAGGTTCCATGGCCGTAGCCAAGAGAGCTTGGGCTAAATGACTTTTTAGTGGTATCACCATCTGGCCTTTTAGTATTTCTATAAGATTCATCTAGAAGTTGTGCAAACTTTTCTGGGTCAAAGAAGTTTCCAATATGTTTTTTAAATTTAAGGTTCTTTACAATATCTCTAGCCATTTATGAATTATACCTAACGACATACTTAAGTGCATCTACAAGTTTGTCTATGGACTCCTTTACTGAATAGTAATTAAATGTGGGGCTTTTGCAGATGGAACATCTGGATTCATCAATAACTTTACTACTATTGCAAGTGCTTTATCTAAGTGCTCATCTTGCATAAAATCATGCAGGTCGTTAAACTCAGTTATATCACTTATAAGATGCAACGTATTTTTATCTTCTGGCTTGTTCACATTTCTCTCCCGTCAACGTATGTCCTTTTGTCTTCTTCTACAATAATAGAAATTCCATAACTTAAATCTTGTGGTATCTCATGGCTATATAAAACTTGCCTATCCATTTCTCCATTAGATATCTGATCCTGTATTTTTTCTCTGCTCATTTCTTTCCATTTTTCTTCGCCATATATTTCAAGTCCTTGCTTCCACTCATTAGAACCGTCGTGTGACCATAAAATAAAAAGCCTGAGAAAAAGTTTTCTTTTACCAGATATTACAGATTTTGCAGAATGCCAAAATGGCAATCCAGATGGAAAAATAGTTAGGTCTCCTTTTTTAGGCTTGTATGTTACCAAGCTTTTATCATTTTCATTTAAAAACTCTATCTCTCCGCCTTCGTAGTCATCATTAACATAAAAAGTCACAGTAGCAACGTGCTTATCTCCTGGCTCCTGTTCCCTATGCTCATGGGAATCGGTATGAAATGTTATTGAAAACTTTTGTTCTGGAGTGTAGTAATGCTGTAATATTTCAATTTTCCCGTAGTTAAGTCGTCCACCTAGTGACCAATCATCAACGTATACTGGCCATGAACCTGAGCCGATCCAGTCTTTTTTATACTCTTCAAAGCATTCTTCTATCTTAGAAAATAGCTTCTCTTTGAATTCATAAAGAAATTTATTGTATTCGTTATTTATATTGTCTGGGGTGGGTTTGTTTGCAAACGAGGACTTTTCACCAAACGTATACCATGTAACCCATGGATCTATTGGGCTTTCTGGATCTAAAACATTGGTTGCATCTCCATGAACATTGTAGAGCATAGACTCAATAGGGGTAATCTTGTTATCATTATCTACGACATTTTTTGTGTTTTCTATCGCCTGCATCAATTTAGAAAGATCTTCGTCTGAAAACAAATCTTTAAAAACGTATACCTGTGGAATAACTTCGTATTTTTTCATGCATTGTCCTCTTTGAACCTAATTAATTCTTCTAACACTGACCATTCTATTATACCAAGTCTGACCTTGGAGTCTTGACCAATTATTATTTTTAGTGCTGGGTGCATATCTCTGTTTACCTTAAATGTGTCGGTGCATATCTTCGACCACACTTCTTTATTTAAAGTAAATGATCTGGATGCCTCCTTGTAATCAACTAAAAACTGTTTCCATTGTGCATCACCTTTCTGGTAGTCACCTCTACCAGAATTTTTTTGCGCTTTAGCACCGTCTCTTTTAACTTCTGATCTTTCAGACATTATCCAACCCTTACTTCATTTGAGTGTCCGTCTGGGCATTCCCAAGCAAGGATCATTGTTTCTGCGTCCCAAAAAGCTTCTTCAGCATTTTTTTCACATTTAAAGCAAGGCTTGGATCCATGTATTGACTCTAAGCTTTTTTTATTAACAATCTCTGGTCTAGAAAAAAACTCATTAAGATTTGGCATTTATTTGTCCAATTAAAGTTCCAGCAACCTCTGGATTTTCTCTTAGGTAAGCTACAGCCTTTGCTCTACCTTGAAAACGTTCACCGTTAATGGTATACCAGGCTCCGCCTTTTTCAATTAATCCGTACATCTCTGCAACATCTAATGTCTCACCAATACGATCAACCCCTAAAGATTCTCCTTGGTAATAGAAGTCGTATTGTCCCGAAAGATTAGGGGGGCCGAGCTTGTTGTAATCAATAATCCAATTGACTGGCCTGCCAACTCTTTGTTCAATGATCTTGTCACCAACCGCAACACCAGCTTTAATAGCATTAGCTTCAGCTTCCGAAGACCATAGCTTAATGACTGTGGAAGAAAAGAACTTAACTGCCATTCCTCCTGTCGGAATGTGGGAGGCATGCATAGATCCAAATTGATTTCTTTGCTGTGAGATGAGAACCAGTAGTGTGTTTTTATTTGCATAGTTTAACATTTTGACTGCATGAGTCATATCCTTTGCTTCTGCTCCGATTTGCTTTGTGTCTTGCAAATCTTTCATTTCATTTCCATCTTTTTCAAAGTAAATTCCTGGAAGTAGTGCAGATATGGAATCAACAACAATTACATCTACTCCAGCCTCCATTAACTTTACGCCAACATCAACCATATCATTAACTGTTTTAGCCTGAGAGTAAATAAGAGAAGATGAATCTACTCCAAGCTGCTCTGCCCATTTTTGATCATAAGATGCCTCAGCATCAATCCAAGCACATGTTTTTCCTTCTTGTTGGGCTAACGCTATCATCTGTAAACAGAAAGATGATTTTCCAGCAGACTTATTGCCCCAAACAAGTACTTGCCTTCCATAACCTAAGCCACCCTTAAGAGCTACATTTAATCCTATGCTAGGTGTTAGTTGTTTATGAACCTGAACATTTTGTGCTGACTGAACTCTTGCACGGGTTTTTGGATCTAGCTTTGCCATTATGTCTTCTAATGAAATAGTCATTTATAATCTTTCTTCTCTCTACTAGTATAGCATTAAAATAAAGGTTTTGGAACCCTATTAGTCTTTTATTTTTAATTTAAATGTAAATGTTTGATTAGACTCATCATAATCTACCTGCACTTCTTTATCTTCATTTTGTGCGTCAACAATTTTCATTACTGGAACTGAAATTTCTCCTAGCGTTTCAAGTGCTGCGACAAGTATCCTTGCAATGTTTAGCTGAGCATAAACATCTTCAATCTTGGCTTCTGTCATTTTATTTCCTTTACGTTTAAAGTTCCATCATCTAATTTTGACAGAACAACTTTACATTTCATTCCTTCACGCATTTTAGCGAGGGTCATCTTATACATTGTCGGAAAAGCAATCGCTCTAGTAAGAACTTTGTTTTTATCAGACAAAACTATGTGGCTCATTGTCTTTCCAGCTTTTGTTGTATATGGGGTAAAGTTAACAACAATGTATTCATCTTCTGCTAAATCATATTCTTTTCTATAAAGATAGTCAACAAACATATCATTTGAAGACGGATCGATTTCTGATACCTTAATGTATCTAGCAATTCTATTATCTCCAACCAGAATAAAATACATTTGCCCTACTTCAATTTGGGTCTGCTCATTATGGAATAATCCAATAGAACCTGTTTCATCAACAAGCTCAACTCTGGCCCATCCAGAACCACGCTTAATTCCTTTAACCATTCCAAAC